CTTTGTGGTGTATATGATTGGAGACAAGTATTACCCCAACGAGCAGTTTCGCAAAATCTCTAAAAGCTATGACCATAGACTCAAGGCGATCAACTTGCACTATGCCAAGGAAAGGGACAAGTATCAAGACCCATTCCTGCTTTGGCACTATGGTGGCGTTAACGCAATGAATATGGGCATTGAGATAGCAAAGAGGGACAAACACAAGCATATATGCCTGCAAAACCACGATGACTTTTATTACCCCGAATACCTTGAGTCGGTGAATAAATGTATTGCAGAAACGGGTGCAGACTTTGTTTTCTGCAAGGCCAACTATATAGGGGGCATCGCATTCCCCTGCCCTCCTGTCCCAAAAGGTTGGGAGTATTTTGAGCTTTACCCGGAATTTGGGCAGTTGAACATCGGAACTGTTTGTATGAATTTTGCCAAAATACCCTTGATGTTTCGGGATGTTTACGAGCTGACCGGCAATGGGTCAATGCCTGCCGATGGCGATTTGTGGGAGCGCGTTCGCCCTTATATGCTAAACGCTGGCCTTCAATCGGTGTTTATCAATAAAGTTTTGGTGAACCACGAGGAGGAAAGGTACGCAATCAATAATTTTGAGCAAATTAAAGAAAATGAATCAAAAAGAAAAGATTGACTCGTTGAGGGACATTCCTCGCGTGTATTGGGTTGCTCCTGAACCCGGAAACTTAGTGGGCGGTCTTATTGACCTTTGTTCCAAGTACCTAAAGCGCAAGGACACCGTTGTTGAAGTCGGCAGCTTTTCGGGGGTTAGCAGCCGGGTTTTGTCCTTGCATTGTAAGACCTTGTATTGCGTTGACTCTTACCATTGGCCCGAAACCAAGGAGGCTGAACGGATGTTTGACGCGATGCTTCCCGAATATCCAAACATTAAGAAGATTCAGATGTTTGGGTCGGAGGCCACCTTCTTCTTCCGAGACCGCTCTTTGGACTTGGTTTACATTGACGCTGACCATACCTACGAGGCCGTTGTAGCTGACATAAACGATTGGAAGGCCAAGATAAAGCCCGGTGGCTACATTGCAGGACACGATTTCTATATGGATGAGGTGGCAAGAGCCGTTCGGGATTGTCTGGGTGAGCCATTAGAGTTGTTTTCGGATAGCAGTTGGATAATCAAGTTGTAGGTAAATGCCGTAATTTTGAGCATAAACTCCATCCCAATGTGCAAGTGCAGAGGCGGTAAAAAGCGATAGCTATGACAAATGAACAAGTCAAACCCTTGTTAGACCACATCATCGCTGAGTACAAGAAGTACGAGGTGAAGAAGAAGTCTGACAAATTCTACATTCCCGATTTCTACCCGACCTACCGGGCCTGCGTAGAAATGGAGATGAGGCTTCGTATTCACTCCGACTACGATGCTTTCCCGGAAAAATTATTCAAGGAGAAGGCTCCGAACGAGCTTCCCCACGAGTTCAACTACCGCAAGAACATCTACAAGCCTATCACCGTGCCTTACTTCCATAAGGCTGTAAACATTGCCGGGCGCGTGTGGAACCGGCAGAACTACGAGATGCGCTTTGATGACGCTTCCGAGGAGCGTTACTTCACCGAGGACTATCCTCGCTTTGGTTCTTTGGAGAACTACTTTCAGCAGATTGTGAGCTTTATGACCTTGACCGACCCCAACGCGGTCTTGGCGATTATGCCTGCGAACCTGCAATACTTTGAGGACGGCACGTTCAACGACACCGTTGAAACGACCCCGGTGGCCCATTGCTTTCACTCTAAGCGCGTTTGGGCCTGGAAGGAGAACGAGTACGCCATCATTAAGGCCGACTACGGCTCGGAGGTGGAGAATGGCCGTACCAAAACGGACGATGGCCTTGTCTTCTTCATCTTTGACAAGAACGAGATTCAGATTGCCAAGCAGGTGGGCAAGAAGGCTGACTACACCTTTGAGATTGAGCTTTACTACAAGCACGATATGAACAAACTGCCCTGCACTCGTTTGGGCGGTATTTCGGTTCAGGAGCAAGGCGATTACTATTTCCAATCCTTCTACACCCCTGCTATCCCGGCTCTTGACCAAGCCGTGTGCGATTTCAGCACCTTGCAGATGTCCAAGTACAGCCACGCGTTCTTGCAGAAGTGGGAGTATGTGGACGAGTGCGATAAGTGTAGCGGTTCGGGATACACCGAGGAGGCTTTAGGCTTCGAGGAGAAGGTTGCCATTGCTTGCTCCAACTGTGGTGGTTCTGGCACGAAGCGGATGTTCGGGCCGATGTCGGTTTACCAGGTTCAGACCCCGAATCGCTTTACCTCGGAGGTAGAGACAAAGGTGAACATTCCTCCTGCCGGGTTCATTGAGTTGGATCCGCAGATTCTTGAGTTCTTGAACAAGCAGGTCATTACGAACATCCAAATGGCCTTTGAACTGTTGTCCATTGACGTAATGAACAACGAGAAGATTTCGGGCCGTGAGACTGCCACGGGTAAGGCGATTGACCGGGAGGAGCTGTATTCCTTCCTGCTTCGCTTTGCCAACACGGTCTTCCACGACTTTGAGTTCGCTATCAAGACGATTGGCGAGATGCGGTATGGCGCAGACTTTGCAATGCCTGCGATTCGCTATCCGCAGAACTTTGAGATGCGCACCGATGCCGAGTTGACTGCCGAGATTGAGAAGGCTCCGACCTTCAGCAAGGCGATGTTGGCGCAGCAGTATTTGGATACCCGATTCCCCATTCAAGAGGAGAAATCAGCGATTATGAAGTTGGCGGTGCAGGCCGATCCGTTGTTCAACCTGGAAACGAAGGATGTCTTGGCATTGGTTTCCACCGGGCTTGTCCCCAAATGGAAGGCTATCCTGCACTTTGAGTTGGAGTCGCTGATTAAGACCGCGATTGCCCAAAACGATAACTTCTTTGAACTCACACTGGAAGAGCAGAAGGAAGCCCTTGCGACCCTCGCAAAGACGCTTGTTCCCGCTGAAGAAGCCCCCAGAACGATGACTCCGCAGAGCGTGATGAACGCCCGTACTGCCGTCCCTGCCCCTGCTGAGGACGATGATGACGAGGAAGACGAGGAAGACGAGGACAAAACCTAACCCTAACCAATGACTTTAGAAGAGATTGCCGCCTCCAAGCAGGAAGGCTTGGACACGATTGGAGAAGAGTTTGGCAAGAAGGTTGACAAGTCGCAGGATGAACTGCTCGTTTTGCTCCTTTTAATGCTCTCTAAGCTCTCCTACGACACCGAAGGCAATCTCCTATCAACCACCGACAATTACGCTCGCGTAGAGGCTCTGATGACTGAATTTAAGGATGCCGTATCGCGGAGCAGTTATTACGATGCGTTGGTATTCTTGGCAAAGAAGATTGACACGCAGGCCGACTTGACCAAACAGTATTACAACAAGTTGGGCTTTGATGTGAACTCAGCCTCGGAGGTCGGTTACGAGGAGCAGATGCGGTCAATGTTTGACGATTTGACCAACCTTGAGACGAATCTATACGCTTATATACGAAACTTTGTCCTTGCGTCCATTGCTTCGGGTTCGGCCCGGTCGCTTTTGGAGGGAGGGATTAGCGAGATAATGGTTGGCGGTGGCCCTGACAAGAAGGGTCGCTTGTTCAATATGGCGGTCTTGACTGCTGACACGATGTTTGCGGTGATTGACCGCTCCTTCACCTACGCTTTGGGCAAGGCTTTGGGCATTAAGAAGTTCAGGTATGCCGGGGGATTGGTGAACGATTCGCGCCCTTTCTGCGTGTCAAGGGATGGCAAGGTTTTTGATGAGGGGACGATCCGTTCGTGGGGAAGGTTGGGCGATTGGAAGGGAAAGATTCCCGGCACGGATGAGGCCACAATTTTCATTTATTTAGGCGGTTATAGATGCAGACATTGGCTTGTTCCACAAGTTTGAATACCCATTTTTGTTTATATTTGCACCATAAACCCTTAAACATATGAATGATGAAATGAGAGGCAGGCGCATTCGCGCTATCAAGTCAAACGGTCAAGTCGTAATGATTAGCCGTGAGACCGCAAGAAGCACCGGGTTCTTGAAAAAGTACGGCATCCGCATTGAGGATGAAGCCTACTTGAATCCCCAAAACCAAGTGGCCGAACGGGTCTTGGAAGCC